GAAAATTTTTCTTATCAAACTTTGAACTATCACTGTCCAACACATTTCTATCTGTTGTGTTGAAATAGGTTGTCTTCCCTACACCGGGGAATGCTGAATATACTTTTGTCATCATATTATTTTTTTATTCTATATCCTTTATACCATAAATCAATTCTGAAAAACCAATTACCATCGTGTTTTCCAAAACCAATTCTAATCATTCGATTATTGTGGTCAAGTTTTATTTTATCAATTTTCATTTTTTTAATTTTAATTTTTATATCTGTAATTGTCAAACTTTTTGTTTTTACTTTTAACTCTCCATCTAATAGTTACCATAGGTATGTTAAGTAATTTAGACGCTTCACCGGCAGACCTATATTCAATATCATCAATTATTATAGGTATATTTTGTTCTCCATTATAAGTTCCTTTTCTAAATTCACTTAATTTTCGTTTTGTCTCTTCTGTATGTTGTTTTCCAAAAAATGGATTTTTATCACCACTCTTATCTCTACAATTTATACAAATATTGTTGGTTGGTAATATTTTTACACCGCATTCACAATATTTAAAACTTGTACCACCTTTCCAATTTGGATTTTTATCCATCGGTTGGGAATGTTTTTCTTTTCTTTCATCTTCAGACATTAATTCATATCTTTTTTTAACTGATTGAGTCATTTTACGAACAATGTCTTCTTTATTTGGGTTTTTTGTAAGATTATCTCCTCCACTTGATTTAATCCCTATATTGAACTCAGGGTTTAAATCCAAGTATTTTTGTTCTAACTCAAGTAATATAGTTTCATTACACTCCTCAACCAACTCAAACACAAAATTATCCTCACCATACTTATCCCAAGACCTTTGTAAGTGGATATTATGATGTTTTCCGTTTTTTAAGTTGTTTGAATGTGTTCTCCATCTTTTTTCTATATTTTTAGAAGAACCATAATAACACTTTTTGTTTTTCAAATTTTTTATTCTATAAATTCCAATCATAGGACTACCTTTTAATATAAATATCTACAAAAGTTAAAAAGTTAAAGGGTAGTCCTAAAAAAACTAGTTAGAAAGCGGCATTTTGATAGTCGGGTGTGATTGGTAGTTTTTAAGTGTGAAATCACCAATAACATAAGATTCTATAGATGGTCTTGACCCTTCATAAGTTGGGAATGGATTAAGGGTTGGCAACTCAAATGGTTCTCTTGTTAATTGTTCTTTTACACCATCAATCTGATTAAGGTATATGTGACAATCACCCATATTTGAAATTAACTCATCAGGAACCATATTAACCTCCTTTGCTAATATTGTTAGAAGTAATCCATAAGATGCCAAATTAAATGGTGTTCCAAGTGGAACATCTTGGCTTCTAGCGTTATACATTAAAGAGATTGCTCTGGTTGGAATATTAAATCCATCAAATAAGTTATTCCATCCATTTTCATCGGTTGGAAAGATATCTTTCGCGTGGTTTGACTTATCGTAAATGTCCTTGCGTTCCTGTGAACTCAACTCTCTTGTATAAACTTGAAATCCATAATGGCAAGGTGGAAGTACCATTTGGTCTAATTCTCCAACATTCCAAGCTGAAACCATTAATCGTCTTGAGTCTGGATTTGTTTTAAGGTCACGGATTAGGTTTTGGATTTGGTCTATTGACGGGTTTAATTTTTTAATTTCATCAATAACAAATTTTCTATTGGAAGAACCATATGGTAATTTTCCATTTTGAATATCGTAATCAACTTCATTGGTATAAACATTACCCAACTCATCTATTATATTACTACCCCAACTTCTCCATTGCTTACCATACACGGGACCTAATTCACCCCACTTTTTAGCAAACTCATCATCTGTTTTGATTTTGTTGATGAATTCTTCTTGAGTAAAAGAACGCTTTACTTGTTCATCCTCATAAAATTCGTGACCATCTTTATAAGCGGTACAGTAATTCTTGTACGCATCACCATCCCAAATATGACAACCATTATCAACAAGGAACTTAATGTTTGTATCACCACGAAGGAACCATAATAACTCGGTCACCATAGTTTTCCAAGCCATCTTCTTGGTTGTAAGTAATGGGAACCCATCTTTCATGTTATGACGAATGGTATAACCAAAAATACTTTTGGTTCCTGTACCTGTTCGGTCTTTCTTTTCAACTCCGTAATCTAAAATAGTTTGGAGTAAATCTTGGTATTGTTTATCTAACTTATTCATGTTATTCTTCCTCTTCTTTTTGTTCTCTACGCATTTTTTCTAATTCATAGATGTCATCCCAATATTTTTCTTCTGTTGTATCAGCACCCCAAATAAACATTCTCCATCCTATTGATCCGATCCATAGTCGGAGTCGTGTTAAAATTGATAATTTTCCCATATTATTTGTTTTTCCATTCTTTCCAAGTTTCAAAATCTTTGAGGGATTCCAATTTTTCGTTCTCCATTTGTTTGGCTTTTTCTGCCATACTAATAGAAATCCCACCAACTTTCTTGTACTGCTCAACTAACCAGTCTACAGCACTTTGTTCAATATTATTTTCCATCTTTAATAATTCCTAATTCAATTCTGTATTTTTTTATTTTATCTCTGACAGGTTGGAACTCATCTCCGTTACTTGCCTTGTGTCCTTTACCAATCGCATCACAGATCATCGATTCGTTTTTTAAAATAAAAGTCAATTTTTCTTGATTTGTCAACTCATAAGGAACAACTTCTGTCCTGATGAACTCACGGATCATCGCTCTGATCTTATCAATCTGTTCTGACGGGTTCTGTTTTGTTCCGTGAACCATTACAGATGTTTGATAGATCGTTCTACTCAAATCTAATATCTTCTTATCAAATCCCATCTTTATTTGTATTTCTAATTACACCTTCAACTCTACCCATATGATTGTAAGAATCCTCAATAACTTCTTTCACATATTCTGTATGTGGTTTTGTTCTATCTTCTTGTCTGTGATAATATAAACCCCAATCTCTATTACCATCTTGTGCTGGTAGTGGTTGTATTTCTTTAACACCATTTTCAAGTACATCCTTAACTTGAATCATAGGTGTGTATGTTGGAATCCCATCAACAAATTCAAAATAACCGTGTTCTTCACATCTATTGGATTTCCATACTTTAAGTTCTTTAACACCATCTCTTATTGCTTGTTTCGCATTAACCTTAAAAATTTCAGACATTAAGTTAATATTTGAAATTTCTTTAGTTTCTTTAACACCATTTTCAATTGCGTCGTTAATGTTTTCTGTAATCTCACTATTAGTAACCTGGTGGTCCATTTGTTCCAAACTTTCCAACATACTTTCTTTAGTTTCTTTCACTCCATTTTTAATTGTATTCATAACATGTATGGTACGAAAAAGTCTATCCTCTTTGGTTTCTTTAACACCATTTTGTATGGTGTCTTCAACGAAACGCTTGCGGGTATAGTTGTAAGATTTGGTGTGTCTTACCCCATTTTGAATAGTGTCTTCAACCTCATTATTTTGTTTTGGAGATTCAATTTGATGAACTATTTTCCCTTTCATCTCTATTGAACCCAAATAACCACTAGGTGTTGTTTCTTTCACCCCATTTTGAATGGTGTCTTCAACTGACTTTGAACGCTTGTTTGATATTTTTAGGGTGTCCTTCACTCCCTCTTGAATGGTGTCTTCAACACTTAACTGGTTTCGGAATTCCATGTCAAAAGTGCGTTTCACCCCCTCTTGAATGACGTCTTCAACCTGGTTAGGAATCTCAGTTTGAAAGTGGTAGGTGTTCTTCACCCCATTTTGAATTGTATTTTCCATTTTTTTATCAAAAAACTTCATAACATCAACATGATGGGCCTCTTTCACCCCATTTTGAATGGTGTCTTCAATATGATGAATCATATTAGCAGCATTGTCCAAAGTTTCATCAATCTTTGGTTTATTCAAAAATCTTGATTCAAACCAGTTCTTAATCAAATCTCTTTCTTCGGTGCAGTCCTTACCGATCAGATCCAACTCATTTTGAAATACATTATAGTTGAACCATAAGGTTTTATCTTTTGTGAACTCAATCACCCATTTTCTACTTTCGGTGAAGATCAACCAAGTTGATCCTTGTTTTGTCACATACTTGTCGGCACCTTCAACCATTTGGTCAAACATCCCAAAGACAAGTTTCTCTAATTTATTTCCTGATGGATTTTTCATTTCATTTTTTGAATTGTATAATTCCCACATAAAATTGTTGGTGTACCAGGTGTGTTGTCTTTACCAGGTCTATCATTAAACATAACACACCCATCTTCATTTTTGTTATAGAAATTACATTCATATACCATTCCTCGATTGTCATAAATCACATATTTGTAGTTACCGCTCCCTCCATCACAAGAAGATACCACAATTGCTGTGGTTAAAATTAAAAATAGTTTTTTCATTTTTTTTCTTTTATCTCTATGTTGTTTCCTAAATAGTATTTTTCAAAAACAGTTATGTTTTCATAGCCAACTTCTAAAATTCTATCTAAAATATCATCAATAGTCAAATTCTCACCTAAGTATGAATCTAATTTCTCTAAAAATTCTTTTGAGAAGTATTCAAGATCATCAAGTAATTTATTTCCGTGATCATCAGTCTTATAAGGTACGTCGTATTTTTTCAATACCTCTTCAATTTTTTCTTGTAATTTATCATCCAAGAAAAATATATCCCAAGATCCCATAGG